CGGCTTTCAAGCGTCAGACTCGCCAGCCCTTGGATGGTGTTACGAGTGTTGACCAGCTTTTCCTTGTCACCGGCGCCAGCCAATTCAAGAATCTGGGCAAACTTCGTGCGAACGCCTGCCAACGGGCCTGCGATGACGTTGCCAGTATTCAGCGCCTCACGGACCATGTTGGCGTTTTCCATGATGCCAGCAGCACCCTCGGCCTTCACCAAAGAAGCCTCAGCACGAGCGCCTACTGGGCCCGCAAGACTCTTGCCGGTGGGGCTGGTTGCAGTAGCAGTTGCCGTGACATTTGTACCTTTAATTTTTTGCAACTTTTCAAAAACCGCTCTTTCCTCAGGCGTCATTTGCAGGTAGGCCTGCACCTCTCGAACAGAAGCAGGCACCGTGTCGGGTTTTGCCGCAGCAGGCTTGAGAGCGGCCTCGTACTCTTTCATCAGCCTGGCAATTCTTCCTTTTAGAGCGGGGTCATCTTCTTGGCTGAGAAGATCAATTTCACGCGCAATACGCTCGGGCGTCCGGCCAATAGCTGGGCGCTGTGCGGCAGCAAGCGCAGCAGGCGGCGCAGCGGCAGCCGGTGCAGCAGTGGCAGCAGGCTGCGCGGCAAGCATAGCGTTAGCAGCAACCGGCGCTGGCGCAAGAGCGTTCGCGCGGGCAGGGATATTTAACTCGCGCCGAGCAGCAGCTATGTCGTCGTCGGTGGGGTACATTTCCCCACGAGCGTTGGCGTAGCTGGCAGCTCTTTGCATCACATCAGCGGGCGTAGACGCACTTCGCTGGCGTTCTATTTCTGCGTCAGTAGCAGCTTGCTGCGCGGCAACAACATTCGGGTCTTGCATCCTGATTTCCACAGGCCCGCCCCGCTTGGAGGTAGATCCAAAATACCCCGCTGGGTAGGTCATTACACCCTGCGGGCCGGTAGTGTACGGCGTGGGCTCTGCCGCAGCAGGCGCAGCAGCAGCAGCAGCAGCCGGCGCAGCAGCAGGCTCGACGGGAGGCTGGCCCTCCCCGAGCTGCGAGAGAATGTCTTGCCTCCGCTGTCTAGCGGCGTTTTTCTTGATGAACTCGGCCGCGCCCATCGCCTCACGCTGCCGCCAGTTTTCAAATCCAGTCGGATCGTCTGGAATGTCAGCCAGGTCTTGATCCAGCGAGCCAAACTGCTGCATCACCGGCCCAAGATCGGGGTCCGAGTGCTGCAACCGAACCAGTTCACGCGCAGCCTGCGGCGTAGGTGCCCTAAGCACCCTCTCGCGAAACATAGCGGTCTTCTCAACTTGCGCCTTGCGCCTGCGCTCGGCCTGCGAGGCTTCAAGATTTGCTTGAAACTCTTGGCGGCGCATAGACATCAAATCGCGCTCTTGAGCGAGTTTTTGCTGCGCCAGCGCGTTTTGAGCGGCAGCCTGCTGCCCAGTGGCGAACCCTGCGTATAGGTTAGTCGGGCCGTCCGGGCGCAAGATGTTGTAATCTACTGCCATGATTTAGTCCTTATCAGAACACGCCGTAGCTGCGCAGTTCATCCATCTGACCGCCACGGCCAAAGCCGCCGCCGCCACCCAGATACCCGCCAAGGGCGCTGCCCAGTTGGCCGTAAGCCGACCCACGAGCGCGTTGTGCGGCCAATAGCGCGTTGGCAGTGTTGCTGCCTTGGTCCATATACATGCCGCCCACGCTTCGGCCAAACGTGCCAGCGGTGTCGCTCAGCCTATTGCTTGTTGTTTGCCCCACGCCGGCCAGCGATTGCAACGGATTGAGCCTAGCCTCACGCTCGGCTTGAAAGCGATTAAAGGCATTTTGAAATTCTTGTGAGCCCATTTCTTGGCCGTAGCGGGCAGCAGCTTTAAGTGCGGCACCAGACTGTAGCCCAACTCTCGCCGCCGTAGATCGCTCAAGCGCTTTCTGTCCTTCGGACAACCGAAAGCCGTAGCCAGGATCGGCTTGGAATTGCTGCATCCCGAACGGCGTATATTCCAACGCCAGTGGGACGAGCTTGTTAAGCGCTTGCTCGCCAGCTACTTGATATGGGCGCCCCAGTTCAAGTTGCTTGTTGAATATCTCGCGCTGCAAATCGATTGCGCGGTTTGCAGCTTCAGATTGAGCGCGGGATGCGTCTCTGATGGCGCCGGTTTCACCGCCACCAAGGGCTTCTTCTGCCGCGCCACCAAGACCCATGCCCAGAGCGGCGCCAGCAGGGCCGCCAAGAAAGAAGCCCGCAGCCCCGCCGAGTAGTCTACCGAAACTCATGTCAGGCTCCTTAAGTCACTTCGCGTCCACTGACGCGCATGTTGATGGCGCTGGCAGTTCCAGCAATTGTACTGATGAAGTCGCCGATGCCAAGCACCTGGCCCACCAATTCTGGGAAGGTGTACACCTCGGACGGCTGAAGCGTCTTGGTCTTGGTGATCAAGTTCTGGTTGCCCGCCGAGCCAGCGGCCGTGACGAGGTTGACGCTGATCGTCGCGGCGGTGGCGCTGTAGTTCGTCGCGGTGAACTTGTCGATGATGGTCGTCACGCCAGTCGCGGTGTACTGGGTGGTTTGAGTGTTCTCGACCGTTTTGGCCGGAACGAGGACTTTGACGGTGACTGTCATGGCTAGACTCCCTGTAGTGTCGGCACAGAGGCTATCGACACAGTTAATATGACTGACGGCGTGGCCGGACGAACTGGCCCGGTTTGTGCAGCAATGTACTGAATTGTAGTGGAGGCGTTAGTAGTTGCCCACATCAACTCGATGTATTCGTCTGCGGCTAAATCAATGAACAAGTTCAGCGCGCCGATCAAGTGGCCGTCTATGGAGCCGTGCCGATTGGGCACGGAAAACTGGCTGTTAGTGTCAGGCACATCCACGCCGTTTTTACGCATCCAAATATTGGTGTCGTGGATGTTGTTGTCGGTGTTTACAAATTGAACGCTGAACTGAATGTTGTACGTTCCGGCAATCTCACACCTGACCTTGGACTTGCAGGTGCCGGTGATGGTCGTAGACGCTACGGTCTGCGACACGCTAACCTGATAGGTGCCAGTGCTGCCGTCAGTGCCAGTCAACTGAGACACGATGCGAGTTCCAGCCGTAACGCCAGTGCCCGTGATCACCATGCCAGGGTAGATTGGCCCCGAAGTGATCGCTGTCACTGTCATGGTGGTCGTGGCAATCGACGCAGTGAACACGGCTGTGCGGTCTTCTATCGTGACGTTTTTGCTAAACTGCGTGGTGTCGTACAGCAGCGGGTACGCCGTAGTTGTCGAGCCGTCAGGCTGGTTGGCCGTGCTGTAAAAGGAGCCGTATACAAACTGCGGAATCTGCGGCGTGGTAATCGGCGCAGACTGAAGTGCGTCGATCTGCTTTTGCAATTCAGCAATCTGCGACACCAGAGCCGAGCAGCAGTCTTCCAACGCTGCTGCTTGGATTTGCTTAGCCAACTCATCGCTCAAATCAGCCGCAGGCGGCAGCGTCTGCAACTCCTGCCGCACGGCGTCAAGCGCAGCGTCAACAGACGCAATCGTTGACTCGGCGCTGAACGTAAGCCCTGAGTCATCAACGACTGCCGTGGCCGCATCGTTGAGCGACAAGAAGAACAAGTACCAAGCCCTGTCGATCAACCCGGTGCGCGGGTCGATCAACGGCACCCGTGGCGGGGTGATCGGCGTCGGCGTTGCGTTAGGGCTAGGCATTCGTCGGGCTGATGATCAGTTCAGCACCCATGATCGCCGTCTTGACCGGATCGGTCATGGACAACTCGTACACACGGTCGCGCAGCTTGAGCGTCATGCCCAGACGCCGAAAGAACGTGCGGTGGTAATACTCACCGATCCGGCCCACGAGCGAGGTGTGGTAGTTTGACCATGTGTGGCCGCCGTCGTCGCTCCAACGCAGCATGACCTCTGGGTTGCTGCCTTGGCCCAAGTTCAGGCCAACGCCAGTCTCCAAGTCGATCTGGAGGCTGTGGTGCGCGGTGCGGCGCAGGTTGTTCTGACCGGTGGGCAGCGCCCGCCAGGACCGCAGCCACTTCTGAATCTGGCCGTTGTCGGCATACGTCTCCATGTCGAAGGCGTAAATGTTGCCGTTCTCGTAGTCGCCCACGACCACCTTGTTGTTGAACGCCATCTGGCAGTTGCTGCGGTGCCGGGTAAAGTCGCCGTTGACCCAGCCCGCCCGCTCATGCCATGCCTGCGTGGCAACGTCATACACCCAAGTCGTGTCGGCGCTCGGGAAGATCAGGACGTAGAAGCTGTGACCATCCTGTTGATAAGTGTAGGCAATCGCGTCGCTGATGTTGCCGTACTGCTGGATGTGCCACTCAACGGCGTGGGTGCTGATGCGCTGGCCGGTGTAGCCGTTGGCCCGGTAGACAATGCCCTGCCCGCGACGGTCGCGCCCGAGCCAGAACAGCCCGTTGTCCATCTTGGCAATCGAGTAGGCAGCCGCGCAGCCCAACTCGTTGAACGCGCCTTGGATGCGCTGAAGCGGGAAGTCGGTTGCGCCGCTGTCGTACCAGACCTCAATCGAGTTGGTGCCAAAAGCCCACACTTCGCGGAAGTTGGACACCACGGCGACCAAGCCGTCAGGCGAGCCTTCGGTGCTGGCAAACTCCAGCGGGTCAATCGAGGTGCCGTCCAGCAGCGCCGTAATCCACATCTTCTGGCTGTTCGGTTCGTTGAAGACGAAGTAGCCGTCCAGATACGCCACGGTTACTGCGCCGGGGAAGTCCGGGTCGGTGATCTGCCCAAAGGCGTTGGTCGTGTTGTTGTAGATGTAGCTCGGGCCGTTGGCCGCAATAAACAACTGGGTGCCGTTGTCGGCCATGCTTACCGGCCCGGTGCCCGCCACAGTGCCGATCAGCGTAGCCGCGTAGCTGTTGTTGATCTTGTAGAGTTGGGTGCCCGACACCACGAAACCTGTGCCGTCCTGCGGCGAGAAGGCCCACAAGCCACGGATTGGGCCGGTGCCCACGCTGGCGAGAAACTGCAAGCCTGGGCAGCGCTGAAGGTACGCAGGCTCTTTGCCGCCCTCGGGCACGATCTCGGGGAACAGGTTGACCATGCGGGCATCCGCAGCGTTGACGCTGCGAGCCACATAGGTCGAGCCAAGGATCGGCGTCTTCATCAGTAGTTACCCGCATAGATGTTGTACCGCTGGCGCGTGGCGATCAGCGAGTACGGCATCGACATCACATCGTCCGGGTTGTTGATGCGCTTCAAGTTGCGCTTGCTGGTCATGGCGATGCGCTGCACTTGGGGCGACGGCTCGACGCCAAACTCAGGCGCAAACTCGCAGGCCAAGTTGTAGGTGAACGCCCGCAAGTAGCCCGGCGGGAACAGCAGGTCGGTCGCCAGCGTCGCGGGCTGGTCAATCTCCTGCACACTGATGAAATGGAACTCCAGCAGCCGGGTTGGGCGCGGGTAGATGTTAATCGTAACGTCCGGGTAGGTCATGTTGACGAACATGACCTGGGGAAAGGTTGATGTCACCGTTTTGACCGCGATGCCGTTGTACTGCTGCTGGTTGATCAGCTTGATGCCGTAGGACACGCCCGTGCCGGGGTCTTTGAAATACGTGGCGTCGTCAACCAGAATGGGCCTGATGGCCGTGCCATTCAGGCGCACCAAGGAGCCGGTGGGGCCAAGGGTTTCTTCGATGGAGCCGACCGGCCAGTTGACAATCTGGTCGATGGTGCAGAAAACAGACAGACGCTCGGTATTCCACGAGTCAATCATCTGATTGAGAGCCATCAAGGCGTCTTGCGACACCGATGCCGAGGGCGTTTCTCCCTCGGCCAGCACACCTAGCAGCCGCAGCGCCCGGTTGATCTGATCGCCTGCGGTGTAGGTCGCCATGTCACTCTCCTTCG